TTATTGTTTTCTATAGGCTTCATCTTCTTTCCTCAGTTTTATTATTTCTGTAACGGTATTGGTTGAGTATTTTTTAGACATTCTGACTCTGAAATCAGGCTCGATATAAATTGCAAATGATAGTAGTCCTTGTAGATAATAAGAGGTGTCAGGATCAAGTAAGCCAAGTTTATATTTATGAATTAAGGAGGAAATGAATCTTTTACGTTCTCGCCCTATTGAAAGCGACCCTTGTGTTGTCAGCGTTACGCCAGTTATATGCCGATTATGAGCTCGCGAAGTAAAAACCGTTTTTCGTTCATTTAATGTTATTCTGTTCTGATACTCTTTATTGAGAAAATGTCTGACTTCATTAGGTAAATCAAATAAAGCATTTTTATGATGGGTCGAAAATGTAAGATCATCAGCATAACGTGAATAGGTGATCTCTCGCTGTTGACAAAAGTTGGTGAATGAATCATCAAAGAGATACATAATTACATTTGAAATAAGCGGAGAACTGGGCGCTCCGACGCTTAATGAAAGCCTACCAGACTGATTTTTAGCTTTATTCCAGAATAAACCTTTTGTAAGAACTCTCTTCTCTGCAGAAGATAACTCATAATCATTCCATTCACATGCCATGAAGAGTAAATCAGGAGTAATGCTATTGAAAAAATCAGAAAAATCCATCTTTAGAATATAAGGATTATTAGAGTGTAGAGTTGCGTTTTGTTTAATACCCAAGCCTTTTTTATAAGCAACTGCACTTTCATGGATACGGAAATGAGTTTCCAAAATAGTTATAAGACCATATTGGAAAGTCTTAAGTTCACGCGAGGGATGCGCGATAATCCTCTCTCCACCATTTCGTTTAGGTATGGTGTAAACCTTATATCGATTAGGTGCATTAAAAAGGAAGCTGTCAATTTGCCGACGGTTTCTCGGCTGAATTTTGACCAGTTTCGCATAGAGGTTAAGGCGCATCCTTAGTCCTTAGGGAATCATAAACATAGACAAAGAAAATGTGGCAAACCGAGTATCGGTTTGCCACTGTCCTTTACTAAAGGATGCGGTAGTCGTTCTCCGCAGCCGCGATGGGTTCAAGCGGCTGCGGAGAACGACTACCGCAACCACGAAACCCCACAATAAGTTAGAGTCTGGCTAATCACCCGACTAGACGTAATCGTCTAAACGCTAAAGGACCCTCTCAGTCTACTGTATCGAATACTGCACATCAATGCCTCACGAAACACAACGATTAGGTGAAGATGCAGTAGGGAAATTGAACTGCTTTCTATAAAGTCATACCCGAAGTGTTTACTATATATAAATCAAGTAGATGCTAAGACTTAAATGTTCAGAAACTATAATCTAGTTGTATTCCATAACCTGTAATAAATAGCTCTCACTTACTCTTCCTCACGCCCCATCTTCAACACCTCATAAAATGTCCCCCGCCCAAGCCCATCCGACGGCAATTCCTGTTCCTGAGCCAGAGCTTTCAGCTTTCGAAGTATCTGGTCAGATGCCGGTTTATCAGACGTCCCATAACGCCCATCAGTCTCCTCAACCAGAAGCTGAACCAGCAGCCAGCAGAGTCGGGCAGTATTCTCCCGTGCCTTATCGCGTTTATGCATTCCACGCAGGGAAGGTTGTGCTGAAGCAGTGAGATCCGGTAGCGCGTCGTCACCGAGCGTCTTCAGCCACTTGCGTCCACGGCTGTTACGCGACAGTTTCATCACCGCCTTCAGGCTGCGAGCCTTAATTTCTGGCGGCGTGAGTTCGTCATCAATAAGCCGCCAGGCCAGCGCGAACATTTCATCGGCATAGAACATGCGTTTATTCGCCGGGGCACTGACCATGCCAGTGGCTTTGATGGTGCGGTTGATGGCGTCGTGCAGGATACGGTAATTTTCCTGATGTTCTTCCGGCAGGGCATTTGCCGGTTGGGAAGCATCGAGGCCGAGAAGCAGAAGGGCGAGATGCCGCGCTTCCAGCAGTGGCATATCACATTCCCGTTCAAACAGATTCTGACGAATGGGACTGGTCACATTATTCTCCTTCCACGATCCGCAGCGGTTCTTCTTCGCCGAGCAAAGTCTGCCGTCTGGCGGCATCAACATAGTTTCCCCACCACTGCATGAGCGGTCGCCTTTGTTCCAGGTAATCGCTGCGGTTGTAGGCTGCTTCGATCTCGTCTTCTTTCTGGTGTGCCAGCGCAGATTCCAGTACTTCACGGGGGAAATGACCTGCCCCCGCCGTTCTGGCGATGCTGCGCATGCTGTGGGCGACCAGTTTACCACCGAACCCCATACGGATAAGCGCGGCGTTCGCGGTCTGCTGGTGCATATGCTCCAGGGGGTTGCGGATGCTGGGGAAAACCCACGGGCGATGGCGGCTGACGGGTTCCATAACCTGAGAAACGCGCAGCGCTTGTTTGCTAAGCGGCACCGTGTGTGAGCGGTTCATCTTCATAAAGGTATCGGGTATGCGCCATTCCGCTTTTTCATATCGATATCGCACCAGCGAGCGCTGACGGCTTCGCCGGGACGTACCCAGGTCAGTAGCTCCCATTCAATCAGACAGCGGGTTTCCTTGCGGATAGAGGCGTTCTGTAGTGCCAGCATTAGCCTGCCCAGTTCACTGGGGTGAAGGGCGGGCATGTTCTGCTTTTTCGGTTTCTTGAAGCGGGCGACTAGGTTGTCAGCCGGATTGAACTCGATGAGCTCTTCAGAGATGGCGAAGCGGAAGATTTCATTGAGCCGTGAGATAACCCGGCGCAGCGTTTCGAGGATGCCCTGTTCTTCCAGCGGTGTGAGGTGTTCCTTGAGCATTTTCGGGCGGATCTCGGTGACGGGCGTATTGCCCAGAGAAGGGAAGACGTGCATCTCCAGCGAACGCCAGACATCTTTGGCGTGATCTTCGCTAAGGTCGCTGGTCCGTTTCTTCTCTTTGAGCCACTGTTCCGCAACTTTTTCCAGCGTACATTCATTCTGGAGTCGTTGCTCCTCTGCAACCTGCTCCAGATGGGCCTGCGGGTCGATACCCTGCACGAGTAAACGCCGGTATTGCAACCTGAAATCTCGCGCCATGGCGAGGGTGACAACCGGGTAGGGGCCAATGCTGATTTTGGTCCGTTTTTTCAGCGCCGGGGGAGTGTATTCGAAGTACCAGATCTTTCTGCCGGATGGCTTAATCAACAACGCCAGCCCGTCGCCATCGCGCAGCATATACTCAGTCTTCTGCGGTTTGGCGGCAGCGATCTCGGTATTGGTTAGTGATTTCAATACCTTAGGCATGTTTTAGCACCACGCTTTTTTAGCCCCACGATACCGTGGTGCTAAACATGGTGCCAAAAGGTCAAAATTCATACAGAGATCATGACCACACATGCAACAAAAAAGCCTGCAACTCGTTGAAGTTACAGGCTTTTTAAGGTTCATGATGCATCATGAATGAATGTTTGGTGGAGCTGGCGGGAGTTGAACCCGCGTCCGAAATTCCTACATACCATCTTAACACACGTTAAAACAATGAATTACGAAATAAATCATGATGTTAGTTTTACGTGAGATTATCGCGTTTTATGCCGTTTTAACTCTCTGCCGCCATTTCGCCGCCACAATTTAGCGGCTCCATCCCAGATTGTGAAGGGGGTTTTTTGTCACTGCATCTTCGAGATGGTCAGGGGCAAAGTGGGCATAAATCATGGTCATTTTTATATCAGCGTGCCCCAGTATATCTCTAAGCACCAGTATATTGCCGCCGTTCATCATGAAATGGCTGGCGAAGGTATGGCGTAGAACGTGAGTACATTGGCCTTCTGGTAGCTCAATGCCAGCCCGTTTGATTGCTCTCTCAAATGCTTTTCGGCAGGGGGTAAATAGTTTTCCACGGTTACGCGGGAGTTCATCAAACAATTCCTGAGAGATAGGTACAGTTCTGTTTTTTTTGCCTTTGGTCTTTGTATAGGTAATGCGGTATTTTGAAATTTGATGGCCCTGCAGGTTTTCGGCTTCGCTCCAACGTGCACCGGTAGCTAGGCAAATTTTAGCCACCATAAGAAGGCTGGGACTTGAAGAGTCTGAGCAGGCGTCCAGCACGCGTTTTATTTCTTCAGGTGCTAGGAAGGCAAGCTCACCCTCGGCGATTTTAAACGTCGGTAATCCAGCTAGCGGGTTAGGTGCAGACCAGTGCCCTAATTTTTTTAGCGTACCGAAAACCGATGATAAATTGCGTTGTTCGAGATTAACGGTACGAGGCTTCACTGGCGACATAAAGCTGCCGTCCTCGTTTCTTATTTCACCCTTTAGCCTGGCCTCGCGATATTTAGAGAAATCACCTGCGGTTATTTCCGAGGCTATGGGATCGCCTAATCCGTTACAGATGATTTTCAGCTTTGCCATTAACCTTTTAGGGTCAGCGAGGGTTTGACCATACAGGGAGTGCCATTGTTCGATAACCTCTGACAGATGCCGACGATCTTCCTTCTCACCCAGCCATGGTTTTTTGTCCACTTCATCCATGGTGAAGTTTTCAAATGCTATAGCCTCGCCTTTAGTCACGAACTGCTTACGCACGCGCTTACCGTTGCGCCCGGTCGGGTAGCACTCACACAACCACTTTCCATTGGGCTGTTTTCTGATGGTCATGATCAGACGCTCTTAATTACTTTGACGGCTCTGCCTAACACTTCAATATCATCAATAGCACATTCAAAAGATGACTCGCCTTGATGAACAACCAGCCTGTTACCTGGTATACGGGCTAATTTGACGATGCTTTTTATCCCATCAATATCTACTAGCCATACCCCGTTAACCGGCGGGGTAATCGCGCGGTCAATTAGGTATGCGTCATTGTCAGCATGAATCAAGATCGGGTTGTTCAGATCATGAGGGATAAGGCTACTATCCAATATGACCTTCCCATGCTCCACCAGTGAGCCGCCGACCAGGGATGCTTTATCAAGCTCAGGCGCAACTACTTCAGAAAGGGACCTTACCTGTGTCGGGGTCACAGAATCAAAACTGTTTTCCTGCCCAGGGGCGCCGTGTTTATCACCTTGACCAGTTGTTAGCCATCTTAGCGACAAACCAGTTTCAAGGGCGCACTGGATTACCCATTCCGCCGGGAAACTGTCACGTAAGTATCTGTTTGCCATCGTGCTTTTTGATACACCTAAGTGATCGCAAAGCTGCTGACGCGAGTTGAAATTATAAGCTTGAATCAGCCTATTTATTGCATCGCGTCCACCGCTGTCATTACCCACTTTGATTGATCTCATAAGCAAAACCCTTGACGTACACAAAATGCGATCTTAATATCCATTCAAGGTTTGAAAAACAAACCTAAAACCATATAAAACGAGATAAAACGTATTCAAACTAAGAGATACTGCACTATGAGTACTGACATTTCAATTCGTGTACCTAAAGAGGTTGCAACTCCGGCGGAGTTCGCGGAGTGGGAGGGCTTAACCTGTGGGTCTGTATATCAAAAAATTCATCACGGCAAGCTCGCAAAGTATCTGAAACCAAAGGATAAAAAGCAGGGGCGCTGTGTAATTTATTACCTCAAGTTCAAGCAGGACCAGATTCGCGAGTCTCTGGGTCACTCCAACTTCCGCATCATTGTTGGTCAGTAAGTCCAATTATGAGAACTTTTGGAGCGACGAACATGTTTGATTTCAGGATTTCCAAACATCCACACTTTGAAGAGGCCTGCCGGGCTTTCGCGCTGCGTCACAACATGGCGAAACTGGCAGAACGCGCGGGAATGAATGTCCAGACACTGCGCAATAAGCTAAACCCTGAACAGCCGCACCAACTTACCGCACCGGAAATCTGGCTGCTTACCGATCTGACCGAGGATTCAGCGTTGGTTGATGGTTTCCTGGCGCAGATCCACTGCCTACCGTGCGTGCCGCTAAACGAAGTCGCGCGCGAAAAGATGCCGGAATATGTTCTAAAAGCTACGGCAGAAATCGGCCGCGTGGCTGCCGGCGCTGTTTCCGGCGAAGCGCACACAACGGCAGGGCGCCGCCAGATTGTTGACAGCATCAATTCAGTTACTCGACTGATGGCATTAACAGCAGTGACGTTGCAGGCGCGCCTGCAGGCAAGCCCGGCGATGGCCAGCACCATTGATACAGTTACTGGCCTGGGCGCCTCGTTTGGTTTGATCTGAGGTGGCTATGTTGAATAACCAACCATCAATCGCATCGCTTCTCGTTAAGCAAAGTCCATCACCGCATTTCGGGCATGGCTGGATCATGGGTAAAGATGGCAAGCGCTGGCACCCGTGCCGCTCGCAGGATGCGCTGCTGGCTGAACTGCGTACTAATAAACAGGGGAAACCATGGCTATTGAAGGCGATTCTGCGACTGTTCCACTAAGTCCGGGACATCGGCTGGATGGCCTGAATCATATTGCAGAGCTAAGGGCGAAAGTGTTCGGCTTGAATATAGAACCTGAACTGGAGCGTTTTATTAGCGATATGCGGGACCAGCGAGATATTAACCATAAACAAAATGAGCGTGCCTTAGCCGCCATATTCTTTATGGCTAAGATTCCGGCGGATCGTCATAACGTCAATATGAATGAGCTGACGACTGACGAAAAGCGGGAGCTGATAAAAGCAATGAACCATTTTCGTGCAGTGGTGAGCTTATTTCCAAAGCGGCTAACCATGCCGAATTAACCAGTAACAGAAATTAATGGCGTAAACCCGCCGGGCATTCTTTTGCCNCTAAAATTTGGTGGCCCCTGTTGGGTTTGAACCAACGACCAAGCGATTATGAGTCCGAAACTTAAGTTAGATAAAACAATTAGTTACTTTAATTTCAACCGCTTGCGAAGTCGAATAATGGAGAATATGCCAGCATAGTGGATAGGTTTGCTGCCAATTTGCTGCCATCTCAAGGGGGGGGGCGGGGCCTTGCTGAACGGCAAAGGTTTTCGATTTGACCAAAAAACACTAAACTATGGACCATCATTGCCGATTAGAATAAATGTTTATAAATGGCTGTTAATAGTAAAAACAAGGAGATACTGTGTCAAATTTGAGAGATATGGAAGAACTTATAAGTGATATTGTTGATGTAGAACTTAAGGAATATATGCGTGAAGCTCTAACATGTTACATGACTGGAGCGCATCGTGCTTGTGTAGTACTATCATTCATTGCTATTTTTGAGGATTTATTAAAGAAATTAGATGGGATGGCAACAACAAATAAAACAGCAAGAGCCATATTTACTGAGATTAGTAAAAAAAGAGATGAGCAGAAAGTCTATGAAAATGATCTGCTCAACAAATTGAAGTCTGAGAAAATAATAACAGAAATTGATGCGGATTTTTTGACGGTATTAAAAACTCTAAGGAATAAAGCTGCACATCCTTCAGGACACAAACCTACTGCAGAGGAAGCGAGATATGTTTATTCTGAAACAATTAATCGATTTCTTTCTAAACCAGTACTTTCAACTACGCAGGTTGCAGACCAAATCCTTTCTAAGTTAACAAATGCCTATCTATTCCCTACAACTAATATTACTGATCATTCAGCGGTTGTAAATGATGGGGTTAAAAACCTACATAGTGACGGCTACTCATATCTTTTATTAAAATTGATTGAATCTTTAGATCATGCTAATGAACAGATAAAAACAAATGCTAAGCGGTATCTACTAGGTTTAGCGTTTAAGCCCTTGAATCATGATGTTTTACAACAGATTAAAAAACATATAATAATTGACTGTTGTTCCGATAATAACAAGGCCCAGCTTATAATGGAGTGCATAGCTACCAACTACCGATTGCTGGATGGGTTAGATGAAATAGTATACTTAAGACTTAATAAAATATTTGAGGATAGTATTATGTCCTCAAAGACATCTGATCAACATACATATTTAAAACATCCTATTCAAATTTCTAAGAGTTTACTAAAGTTAGATGAAGAGATAATTAATAAGTTCTTTAAGAAAAGTGTTGATGATGTTTTAGAAAAATATAAACTAAGTCCGTTGTTAATGAACATAGTAAAAAATAAAGATTGGGCTAAAAGAAAAGTCATCAACTCAATATTTGAAAAAGCAGGTTCTTCAACCTTTGACGAAGCTAATTCATTCGCAAGAAGTGCAAGTGCTTATGATGAAGATTTGTCCCATCTGATGAGCAATATGGAATGCTTAGAGTTAATTGTCAGAGTATGTGACGCAGGGATTTGGGGAGCATATGGAGCTGAAGGTATGATGAAAGGCAAATTTAATAACATACCAAAGGTTAAAGAGAAAGCTCTAAAAGCTCTTATGGAGGATGAAACTGCCAGCCAAGAGTTAATAGAAAGAATAAGGCCAGAGCTCGGGAGTGCTGTAGATTTCGAAAAGAATTACTTTTGATGTAAATTGTAAGAAGGGCATTTTATATGCCCTGATTTTAATTAATTATAAGGTTCAGTGGGTTCAAACTCACAGCTTCCGACAGATGATCCGGCGCAAAATGAGCGTAGCGCATAGTGACTTTTATATCTGTGTGTCCCAATATTCGCTGTAACACCAAAATGTTACCGCCTCTCATCATAAAATGGCTGGCAAAAGTATGCCTTAAAACATGCGAAAGTTGTCCGTCTGGTAAGTCGATACCAGCGCGTTTAATGGCACCTCGAAATGCAGAATAACATTTCGTAAACAATGGTTTCGATGTTCTCAATTTGGGGAGAATCTCATACAGTTCATCACTGATTGGTACCGCGCGGTTTTTTTTGCCTTTCGTTTTAATGAAAGTGATTTTACCCGGGCTGATCTGCTTGCCTGTTAAATTCTCTGCCTCTCCCCACCGCGCGCCGGTCGCCAGGCAAATCTTAACGATAGTGGTTAAATCGTCCGCTTTGCTTTTTTCGCATTCCTCAAGCAAACGTGTTGCCTCTTCAACCGTCAGCCAGGCCAGTTCCACCTCAGCAATTTTAAACTCTCTGACGTTTTCAAGAGGGTTGGGCGCGGCCCAGTCATCCAGTCGTTTCAGTTCATTGAACATAGCCCGGAAATAAGCCAGCTCAAGGTTTACTGTTCGAGGGGTTACGGTCTTCACTCGATCAGAGCGCGTTATTTTTCCGCTTAACCGCTGTTCGCGGTAAGTTGAGAACAGCTTTGCGTTAAATTCAATAGCGAGCGGATCACCCATGGCGAGGCAGGCAAACTCCATGGCGCTTTTTCGCTTTTCACCATCTGCAAGTGTTACGCCGTGCGCGTTATACCAAGCGGTTACTAAATCCCTAACGCGCCGCTTGTCCGCTTTCTCGCCCAGCCAGGGCTTATCCTCGGATTGTTCTTTAACGTATCGTTCATATGCCAGGGCTTCCCCTTTAGTGGCGAACTGGCGGCGTATGCGCCGTCCGTCCCTACCGTTCGGGAAAACCTGAGCCTGCCACTTTCCATTTGGTAGTTTTGATACGGCCATAAATTAGAGACTCTGAGTACGATTGATAATTTTGCCTAGGATTTTGATGTCATCGAGCGGGCATTCGAAAGAGGCTTTGCCATTTTCAATTCGCACGCGCCCCCCAGGGAATCTATAAAGTTCACGTACACTCACAATCCCATCAATTTCAATAAACCAAAAACCATCAACTAACTCCCCGTCATAGCGATCAGCCAGATAGGTTGTTTTGTCTGCGGTCAATATGAACGGTGACGATAGACCTTCAGGGATTATTGAAACATCTGCAATTAAGTCGTTTTGGGTTTTAATGATCCCATTTGTGATGTCTATGCGTTTAAGGTTTATGGTTTTATCGTCACGACCATCAACGAACTTACTTCCAACGCCTGTACTCAGCCAGATTAATGATGCTCCCGTTTCAAGATGGCAGACAATCACCCAGTCAGCCGGAAAGGTGTCGCGCGCATACCTGTTAGCCATGGTGCTTTGTGAGACGCCAAGCTGGTTGCAGAGGGAAATACGGGTGTTAAAACCATAGGCTTCAAGGATACGAGCAATGACCTCTTTCCCACCTCTGTTTTGTGATATGCATTCTCGAATCAGGTTGATGTCATCTTCATTCGTTAATTTGCGTGTTGACATGTTCATTTGGTGATCCTAATATCTCGATTCAAGATGTTGTGTATAATGTAAAACAGTGCCGAATAGTGAGTTCGTCACCCAAACTGAGGGATATTGCATCATGAATCGCCAATTATCAATGCGCCCTAGCATCAATCTTGTGGTGTCTGAACCATTCATTACCTTGGATGAGTTCTGCCGCCGTACCGGTTACAAGGCCAGCTATGCCCGCCAGATGATCCGTGAAAACCGCTTACCTATCAGGAAAAAGGCCGGAGTAAATAGCCTTATCGAAATCAACATGTTCGCGTTAACGATGGAAGCCGCTCAGGGCTGTGAAATCGCAATGCAAGCCTGATAGTTCCATTTTGGGATAGAAAAGGATTTAAAACATGTTTGATTATCGCGTTTCCAAACATCCTCACTTTGATGAAGCCTGCCGCGTTTTCGCACTGCGTCACAATATGGCGAAACTGGCAGACCGCGCAGGAATAAAGGTCCAAACGCTGCGCAACAAGCTTAACCCTGAGCAGCTCCATCAGCTCACTCCGTCGGAAATCTGGTTACTCACGGATATCACTGAGGACTCAACCCTAGTTGACGGCTTCTTGGCACAAATTCACTGCCTGCCATGCGTGCCGATGAACGAAGTGGCAAAAGAGAAATTGCCGCATTACGTCATGAGCGCCACCGCTGAGATAGGGCGGGTTGCTGCCGGTGCCGTTACTGGCGATGTGAAAACCACTGCCGGACGCCGTGATGTGATCAACAGCATTAACTCAGTAACTCGCCTGATGGCACTGGCTGCCGTTTCCATGCAGGCCCGCCTGCAGGCCAACCCCGCTATGGCAAGTGCGGTGGACACCGTAACGGGCCTTGGTGCTTCGTTCGGCATCATCTGAGGTGATTATGCTGACTAAAGAACCGTCATTCGCATCGCTTTTGGTTAAACAAAGCCAGGGTATGCACTGCGGCCATGGCTGGATTATCGGGAAAGATGGCAAGCGCTGGCACCCGTGCCGCTCTCAGGAAGAACTGCTGGCAGGGCTGACCACTACCAAAAAGGTGAATCCATGGCTATTGAAGGCACTTCTGCGACTGTTCCACTAAGCCCGGGTCAACGGCTTGAAGGACTGAACCATATAGCTGAATTAAGGGCGAGTGTGTTTGGTCTGAATATTGAGCCAGAGTTTGAAAGGTTCATTAAAGATATGCGCGACCGTCGCGATATAAACCATAAACAAAATGAGCGCGCACTGGCTGCCATATTCTTTATGGCAAAAATTCCGGCAGAACGTCACGGCGTCAATATTAGTGATCTGACTACTGACGAAAAGCGGGAACTGGTTAAAGCAATGAATCATTTTCGTGCAGTGGTGAGCTTATTTCCCAAACGGCTAACCATGCCGAATTAACCCACAACAGAAATTAATGGCGTAAACCCGCCGGGCATTCTTTTGCCCAAATTTAGGAGAGAGAACAATGCAGAAAGAATTACGAAAAATGTTTGTAGCCGAAACCGACCCACTTATGACGGTGATCGATATTGCCAAACGTGAGGAGCGCAAAGGCCGCGCGCTCGTAGTTTCAATCCGCCTTGAGGCGCTGGCAACCCACATCACCAACAAAGGGTTAAACGGTGTTGAAGCAGATGAACTACTGCGCTGCGAAGCAACCCGCTACGAAAACGAATCTCAGGAGCTCCACTAATGGCTGAATCTATGGACCTCGTACAACAGCGCGTTGAAGAAGAACGCCAGCGCCACATCCACACTGCCCGCAACAGAGCG